CGCGCCGCAACCGTTGCCGCCGCGTCCGCCGTCCCTGCGGTTGCGACCATGCAGAAGTCGATCGTCGTCGATGCGTTCTGGATGTACACGGTCAGCCTGCGTGCGGGCCGCCGGCGTTGATCATGCGCGAAAAGCGGTGCGCCCACGGGGTGGCCGCCGCGCCGCTTGCCGCCTCGACCCACACATGCGCCACGCAGGCATTGGGATTGGGGCCGTTATGGAACCGGCAGATGGTCGAGGCAAGCGTGTAAGGACCGGCGAGCGCGTTGTTGTTCACCCAGTCGACGACGGACGTGCGCTGCACGTTCGTGGCATCGTAGAACTGGTTCGCCCCCCCCGTGGTGTGGTTCGTAACCAGATTGGCAACAAGGGTTGTCGTGTCGTAGAGATCGAGGTGCGTGTTGTTCACGCCTGCCCCGTCGCCGCACGCCGCCCGCACGCTGTAGCTTCCGGTGGCGGGCAGATCGATGCGATAGCGTTCCGCGGCGCCGCTGCTGTTGAAGTTGATGCCCGCCACCTTCGCGCCGTCGCCGGCGTTGGCGTTTCGATCCCTGACGCCGTTCGTGCCGTCCTCCCAGCCGACCGTATTCCCCTGCGCCGAGGTGCGCGGATAGTTCGCCACAACCGAGTGCTCCTCGTCGCAGCTCGCCGGGTCGGTGACGAATCCCGCGGTGGAGCGGAAATCTATGCCTTGCGGAAACGCCATGTCATTCCGGCCACAGTGAGTCGGGCGCCTGCACGGCCGCGAGGATCTGGTCGCACGCGCCGTTTATCGAGGCGTAGGTCGTGAGCGTGGGGGCGGCCGCCTGCAACTGGTCGGCCACCGTTTTGAGTTGCGAGTAGAGCGCCGCCACGTCCGCCGTGTCCATGCCCTGCGCGGTCATCATCGCCATCACGGCGGGCCAGTTGGCGTTCGTGTTCTTGTAGTCGTTCACCCAGGAAAGGCGCGTCTGGTAGGAGACGACCGCGTCCGCCATGTAGGAGCGCAGGATCGCCACGGTCGGATTCTGGACCGCCGCCATTGTCTTCCACGACTGCGCGTTGTCGCGCATGTCGCGGTGCAGCCCGCGCAGGTTGCGGATGATCTGCTCGACGACGTGCGCGACGTGGACCGTGGTCTGGCTGATCGCCACTTAGCCTCTCCCCGGCCCCATGCCCTGGTCCGGGCCGGGCAGTCCCGGCGGATTCTGCGGACCCTTCGGTCCGCCCGGCGCGGCGCCGGGGCGCGGCTGACCCGGGACACCGGGCGCGGTGCCCTGCGGGCCGGGCACGCCGGGGGCGCCCGGGGCGCCCTGCTGGCGCATCAGCTTCGTTTGCATCGCCATCTGGTGCGCGGCGATGTGCGCGCGGTAGCGCCCGAAAGGGTCTCCCGTCAACTGCGCGCCCTGCGTGTGCTCGACGATGTGGCGCTGGTCGTCGTCGGCCTCGTGGATGGGCGCGGGCATGTTGTTGTGCAGGATGATGTTCTCGGTCGCCGCATCCACCGTGTAGAGGTTGCGCTCGTCGATCAGGATCTTCGGGGCGAGCTCCGGCCCGAAGAGACCCTCGACGAAGGACTCGAGGATCGGCGTGACGTCGAGTTTTCTCCCGTTCATCTGCTGCGGCGGGATGCCGCGCAGCACGTTCATGCCGGCGATGCGCAGCTGCTGGAGCTGCTGCGATTGCACGATCGAGGTGCCGGCCCAGCGGAACTGGTAACGCTGGTCGAAGGACTTCGGGTCGATCTCGGTCATCTTCGCCTTCACGCCGATCTCGCCGCGCTGCTCGACCAGCACCTTCGTCGTGCGGAACTGCCGCTCGTACTCGAAGAGGCGCTCGGCCAGGGGATTTAAAATCGCCTCCTCGTAGCGTTCGGCGTGGTCCATGATGGAGGTCATCTGGTCCTGCTGGAACTGGCCCATCATCTGGTTATTCTTGCGCCCGGCGGGCATTCTCCCCATCATCATCTCGTTCACATCCATCGACTCCCAGATCTGGCGCTTGATGCCGTCGCAGATCTGGTAGGACTCCTTGTAGAGTTGCGGCTGCGTGAGCGGCTTGATGCCGTCGGGCGCGATCGGCCACACCGCGGCGAGGCCCATCACCATGGAGGCCCAGTTCGGATTTTTCTCCGGGTCCGCCGCCCAGATCGGCAGCAGCGAATACATGGCGGAATCCTGCCCCATGTTCCAGAAGTCGTTCAGGTTCCACTGGAGAAACTTGACCGGCTCGATCTTCGACTGCCCGAAGAAGCTCCCGCTCACGCGCTCCACCGGCGCGGAGATGACCGGGCGCTTGCCGCCCCACTGCGGCGCCTTCACGATGCCCAGTATCCGCTGCTGCGAGGCGTAGTAGACGTAGGAGAGGCGCTTCACCTTCGATTTCCCCTCGTCATATTCGAGCTTGGCGGTCGTCTCGTAGACGAGGAGATACTTGTAGGCGCCGGAGGTTTTCACCCCGGCTGCGCTCGCGCGCGCCTTGGGCGGCACGTTGCGGTTCTTCGCGGAATTGTTCGCCTCTGACTCGAGCGAGTCCCACAGCGTGTCGGTGGTCTCGCCTTCTTTCAAATGGAATATGCCCTCGTCAACAAGGGATTCCACCTTCGATTTCGACAGGCGCAGGCGGATCGTCACGCTCGCCGCCTTCTCGATGTCGTTGCACGTGGGCGGCACGACCGCGAGATCCTCGGTCGCGAAATCCACGACCTCCGGGCCTTCCTCGAGGACGTCGGTCTCCTCGGTGGCCTCCTCCTCCTCGCCCGGGTCGACGAGATCTACCTCGGTCTCCTTCGCGTTCTCGCCCACCTCGACGAGCGAGGGGTTGCGCTTGACTAACTCCGTGATGCGCCGGTAGGAGCGCGTCCAGTCGATGTAGAGATTCCACTGCCCGGTCACATCCCCCGCCACGAGGTCCGAGCGCACGGTCTCCTTCAGGCGCAGCGAGCGCACGTCGTGCTCGAGGAGGGCGAGTTGCGTGAACGGCGTCTCGGCGTCAGAGCCCACCGCCTCGATGTGCTTGTGGCGCGTAGGGAAGAGTTGCTTCAGCGTGCGCTTCGTGCGCGCGTTGATCGCATCGCGCGTGGCCGGGATGTAGCACTGCGAGTTGCCGGCGTATTGCGCGTTCGTGTCCGGCTTGCACTGGTAGATCGCCCAGTACTCCTCGATGCGGTCGCACTGCTCCTGCTTGCCCTCGAAGGCGGACTGGATCGCGTCGTAGAGCTTGAGGGCCGACTTGTAGATGTCGGCGTTCTCGTCGGCGGCGAAGTTCTCGGGTTTCTCTCCGGTTTCGAGCGCGCCCGGAGCGGCGAGGGAGTTTACGGAGTCGCTCGGCGCGGACTTCTTTTTGTCGGTGCGCTGGGCCACATCAGATGCGCTTGCCCGCGAGTCGGGCCATGCGCGCGGCGCGCACCTTGGCGGGGTTCTTCGCGGGCGGGGTCGTGTCGGCCTCGGGCTTCTTTCCCGTCACCCCGAAGAGCGGGCGCATCGAGTTGCCGAGCTTGCGCGTCTGCCCCTTCTTCGCGCCCGTCATCGCCTTTTCCTTTTTCTTCTTCACGGCGGCCTAGCCCAGGTCCTTGCGGCCGTAGATCTTCTCGCGCATTGCCCCGGATTTCAACTTGTCGGGCACCTTCGCCGGGTTCTTGCCCTCGGCGCCGCCCGCCTGCTTCAGCTCGTAGAAATCGACCGGGTTTTGCGACGGGGACTTCTTCGCGTGAGATTTGGAAATCGCCATGGTCATCTCCGTTGCGGCAGTGCGGTCTGGTAGCGGACCCCCTGCGGGTTCGTGCCATAGTGCCTTGGCTCACTATCGGCGTCAAGTTGTCTTGTCAAGACGCAATAGGCCGACTCGGTCGCTTCGGCCACGAGGCGCGCGAGTCCGGGCTCGGGCTCCTGCGGGCGCCCGACCGGGTATTTGTAGTCGCAGGAGAGCGCCGCGCAGGTGCGCGGGGCGTCCGCGGCGACGGTGAGCACGCGCGTTTGCCGGATCGTCGTGCGGATGGGGTCGGCGAGGCTCCCGCGCGCGAGCGCCAGGTGCTCGCCGCGGCGCGGCGCGAGGCGCTCCTGCTTCAGCGCCGGCACGAGGGGAACGCGGTTCCACGCGTCGTGGAGCTCCGCGGGCACGTAGGCGTCGAAGCCGCAGCGCGGGTAGCAGGCCTTCAGCTCCGTGAGTATCAGGCGCACGGCGTCAAGGGTCGGCCCGGCGACCGCGAAATCGCGCGCGACGTGCCAGTGGCGCCCGCGGCGCAGGAGCACCGTCGCCACGGTGTCGGCGGGCGTGCCGTGCCAGCACAGCGTCAGCCGCTCGTTCGCCGCGGGCTGCGGCGCCGGGCCGATATTGGCCTCGGAGAAGTCAGGATAGACCGGCTCGCCCGCGAACATGCGAAGAGAGTAGGCGAGCGCGTTTAAGATGTCCACCCGCCCCTTGGGGAAGTTCATGAATTCGGCCACGAGCTGGGCGTGGTTTCGCTTGCCGCCCACGAGCACGATGTCCCCCGCCTTGGCGAAGGGCTGCAGCCCCATGATGAAGGTCTCCTTGTCGCGGTCCTGGGGCGCCTTCAGTTCGCGGATCGCAATCGCCACGCCGCGGCGCAGCATCTCGTAGCGCAGCGGCTGCATCAGGTACTCGTCGAGCGAATCCTTCTCGATGCCCACCTCCGACACGCGCTCGCGCTCCCAGGTCTCGAAGACGTCGGCGCGCAGCTCATCGGGCTTCCAGAAGGCGCCCCCGCTCTTGTGCACGATCAACTGCGAGCCCAGGCGCGAGACGATGACCTTCCCCGTGCGCGCGGAGGTGGCGGCGTGGGGCGTCCTCGCCGGGTCGTAGATCGCCTTTCGCGCGAGCCAGGCGGCCGGGGCGACATCGGTGTAGCGCAGCCACTCCTCGTGGAAGGCCTTCGCTTCGCCCTCGTCCACGTTCAGCATGTATTCCTGCATGAACTGGCGCAGCATCCCGGCGCGCTCGTAGCGGTCGCGCTCGCTGCGAATCCACGCGATGGGGTAGCGGTCGGGCCACGCCGAGGCGCTCGCCGGGTCGTCCAGCTCGCCGTTGGCGATCGGGAAGGCGGCGCAGAGCCAGTCCGGGTTCGCGCGCAGCCGCGTCACCAGGCAGTCGGCGGCGCGCGGGGTCTCGGTCACGCGCACCTTGCGCAGTTTCTTGTCGAGGGCCGGCAGCACCTCCGAGTAGAGCTTCTTCATCGTCTGGTCGACCGCCTCGGTCGAGCGCACGCGCTCGAGGTTCTCGACGTCGTCGAGATACGCGCGGTCGGGGCGGCGGTCGAGATACTTGAAGCCGGTTATCTCCTGCTCCCAGCCGGCGCACTCGAGGAGCGCGCCGCTCGTGAACCAGATCTTGTTCTCGATCGGCTTCTTCGCGAGCACCTTGCCCCCGAAGAGCTTCAGGAGCTTCGTGTTCGTGCGGCACTCGTGGGCGATGGCCTCGAGCTTCTGGCACGCTTTTGCGTAGGTCTCACCGAAGATCACGCAGTAGAAGAAGTTGCCGAAGGCGCCCTCCATCGTGAGCGCCTCCTCCGCAAGGGTCGTCTTCGCCGCCTCGCGGAAGGCCTCGATCAGCACGAACTCGTCGGCCGAGCGCCACAGGTCGAGGATCGTTACGTGAAAGTCCGGGCTCGCATACTCGTGGCGGTGGCGAAAGAGCATGGCCGAGCCGAGCGCCCGGTCCTGCGAAATCGCCCGCAGCAGCGCCTTATCCTGGACCGACACGCCGCCTCATCGCCCACGCACGCTTGTGCTCGGTGCGGCACGGCCGGCACACCCACACCCCGGAATTCCACACCCCGAGCGAGCGCGCGTGACCGCAGCGGAAGTTCGTCACGTCGCACACGATCTCGCGCCGGATGCCCACGCGCCGCTCGAGCAACTCCGCGCGCAGCCGCGCATACGGATTCACTGCGGCCCGGGCAGCGCCGGCGGACTCGCGAGCCGCGGCGACTCCACAGCCACGGGCTTTGGCCGGTTCACGATCACCATGCCGCAATTCTCCGGGTTCACCGTCACACTCCCGTCGACGATCACCCCCTTGTCGGTGTTCGCCGTCGTCACCACCCCGCTCCCCCACAACCCGGTCACCCGCACGCACGACGCCGTCGCACTCCGCGCGTTCGCAATCGCATCGGCCGGCACACCACCCAGCGCATTGCAGCCGGCAAGAAAGGGCACGGCAAGCACAAGCACCCGCCTCACGCCTGCCCCGCCCTCACGATCGCATCGAGATTCGCCGCCACCTGGTCCACCCGGTCCCCAATAGGGGTCAGGTCCGCCTGCTGCGCATTCAACACAATCGCCTTCACCGCCTCCACCTTCTGATCCACGACATCCAACTTCGCCAGAATCTCCGCTATGCCCTGCGCCATGTCGCACCCCTTCACGTGAAAA